TACTTTAGAAAATAAAGAACCGAGGAGGGAATAGAAATATTCCTATTATATTAACACACATACACACAAGGAGGATATCATGTCCAATAATAAATCAGGGTTCGAAATCAGAGCCGATTTACTTAATCAAGCACAAGGTCTGTTGGAAGGAAACTACTATAGAGAAGTTGATTCCATTAATGCACACAATGAAAACTTTCCTAACGATAAAAAATCTTTACCGTTAAGAGAGATTGTTGGCGAAGACGTCATTCAAGTTGCTAGACAGCTGAATGAATTCGTAAATGAAAAATAAGTGAAGGAAGGGGGGCTTCGGCCCTCCTTTTCATATAAATAGATATATGAGAAACAAAAATGAAAAGTCTTGTGGTGGTATACCTGTTGGGTGGATACCTAATACAGAATTTGATGAATCTGATGATATTGAATCAATTAAAAGAACCGACGCAAGAGAAGTAATGAGTCCATTAGAACTAAAAGCATATAATAAGGTAGTTTCTAATAGATGGGAATGGTTAAAAGATGAGTAGTAATTTTAATAGTTTTTGTACACGAATGTGGCTAGACTATTGTGATGAGAATAATGACCCGATATCGGCTCGGGGTAGATTAGATAGAGATGAGTATGCAGAAAGGTGGCATGATTGGCTACTAGAAAAATGGCAAAATAGAGATTATATAGACGATGGCGACACTAACAGCTAATAAGAATTTTTTAAGTCCAGTAGGATTTACCTTTAAAATAGATCAAATTAACTTTGCAAATCTAGAGTATTTTTGTACTCAAATAACATTTCCTGGTATTAGTTTATCTGAAGTTCAAGTTCCTTATAGAGGAGTTAATCTGGCTCAGACCGGAGATAGAATGGTTTTTGATGATCTTGCAATAAGATTTAATATAACTGAGAATATGGAAAATTATCTAGAGCTTTTTGATTGGATGCATAATATAATTAATAAGAAAGATGCCGAAGATTATAAGTATGATGCTAGTCTATTAATTATGAGTTCTCATAACAATATGGTAAAAACTGTAAAATTCCAAGAAATATTTCCAACTTCCCTTTCAACTGTTGAGTTTAATTCTCAATCAACCGACGTCGAATATTTACAGGCCGACGTATCTTTTAGATATACTCTTTTCGAATTCGTTTAAAAAACTGTTTACAAATGGCACAAAATGTGGTATAATATATACTATGTATGTATTTTTTAATGGAGATTATGTATGATGCTAAATGACATATTAGAGATGTGGAAGAAAGATTCTGTAATAGATGAGATGACCCTAGATGAATCTTCTAGAGAATCTGCTAAACTTCATTCTAAATATTTAGAGCTACTTTCTGTAGCCAGACTCAGACTAAAAAAACTCGAACTAGAATTTAAACCTCTTCTTAGAGATAAGTTTTTACACTATGGTGGTAAATTATCTCAGGAAGAAATGGACCAGAAGAAATGGGATTATGATCCTTTAAATGGTCTTACAGTATTAAAAGGAGATCTTGATAAATGGTATGATGCCGATCCTATTATTCAAGAACACCAATCCAAAATAGCCTATCAAGAAGAATTAGTATCTACACTTAAAGAAATTCTTGATAATATTAAATGGAGACATCAGACTATTAAAAATATGATTGAATGGAGAAAATTTACAAGTGGAGTATAAAATATATGATCACAAGTTTGAATGGAAAGGTAATTTCGGTAAAGCTAAAGATCTAATTGAACAAGCATTTCAAGAATTAGGATATGTAGAAGGACATGGATATTCTGGTAATGGATGGATGGTTTATAATCATACATGCCTAGATAATATATGGGATCCTTTTGTTCCTTTAGAAAATCAAATATTATTCGTTAAGCCTACAGGCCCGACGGCAAATCATTTTGCAATAGATGATTTAGGATATGCTAATTCTTCTAGATTAGCCTTTGAAAAACCTCACAAACCTGGAATTGAATGGAGTTCTACTATTCTTGATTGGAGTAAAATAGAATCATTAATAGAAAATAGAGCTAATAAATGGGACGATTCAATATTACTTAAGTGGCGTAAAGCTAAAGATGTTCCTCAAGATCATATATTAATTATAGGTCAAATGCCTGATGATGAAGTGACTAATGGATTTGGGTGGAAAGGTCATTTTGATAGATTAGTTATGATAGTCGAAAGAGTACGTTCATTAGAATATCCATTAGTAGTTAAATTACACCCTAGATTTAAACTAAGAGGTAAACAAAAGGATATTGTAGATGGATGGATTCAAGATGGAATAGATGTAAGAACCGAATTTGAATCTATACATGATTTCCTCCCGCACACACGCGTGGCTATTATAGATAATAGTACTGCAGGCCTAGAATGTTTAATGCATCAAGTACCTATTATATCTTATGGATATCCAGAATATCATTGGGCTACTCAAAAGATACAAAGCCTGACACAATTGAGAGGTTTTATTACAGACCTAAGTTGGCATGATAAAGAATATTGCAATAAATTTATATATTGGTATATTCATGAATACCTATGTTATGACCTAGAAAGTACCAAAAGAAGATTAAATGGATTTATTAACCGTTAAAAAAATTAACGAAGTTTTCCTAGAAATAGAATGTGATCCTAGTACCGAAAGGGAATTAGCAGATCATTTTTGTTTTTATGTGCCTGGGTATAAGTTTATGCCGGCTTATCGTAATAGAGTATGGGACGGTAAAATAAGATTATTTGATATGCGTGCACGTACGTTATACACCGGCCTATATAACTATCTTAAAGAGTTTTGTGATGAAAGAGGATATACTTTAAAGGGTGATGAAGTTATAGAAAAAAGTGATGTTGACATAGATTTAATGACAAAAGGAATGCCCCTGTGTGTAAATGGAGCTGATATAACACCAAGGTCATATCAAAAAAGTGCCTTAAAACACTCCCTGGACGTTCAAAAGTCGTTATTATTAAGCCCTACCGCATCAGGAAAAAGTTTAATCATTTATCTTGCTATGAGAAATTTCTTAAAAACTGAACAGAAAAGAGCTTTAATTATAGTACCTACAACATCTTTAGTAGAACAATTATATCACGATTTCCATGATTATTCTAGTAAAGATTTTGATTTTGATGTAAAACAAAATGTACATAGAGTTTATGCCGGTAAAGAAAAAATGAATGTAAAACCTAGAGTTATTATAAGCACATGGCAATCTATTCATAAACTTCCTGCCGCTTGGTTTAAAGATTTTGGAATGGTAATAGGAGATGAAGCTCATAATTTTAAAGCAAAGTCATTAACATCTATAATGGAAAAATGTGTTAACGCAAAATATAGAATAGGAACTACAGGTACATTAGATGGAACTCAAACACATCAATTAGTATTAGAAGGATTATTCGGACCAGTACATAAAGTCACAACATCAAAAGATCTAATGGATGAAGGAACTTTAGCTCAGATGGATATAAATGTATTATTATTAAAATATAAAGATGAATATTGTCAGGTAGTCTCAAAGATTAAGTATCAAGAAGAATTAGATTTTATTGTAGGTTATGAACCACGTAATAATTTCATATCTAATCTAGCCATAGATCAAAAAGGTAATTCATTAGTATTATTTCAATATGTAGAAAAACACGGTAAACCTTTACATGATTTATTAAGAAAGAAAATTAAAGATGATAGAAAATTATTCTATGTGAGTGGGGAAACTGACGTCGACACGCGCGAGGAAATTAGAGCTATTACTGAAAAGGAAAATAATGCAATCATAGTTGCTTCTATAGGCACCTTTTCTACAGGTATAAATATAAAGAGACTACACAATTTAATATTTGCTTCTCCATCAAAATCACAAATAAGAGTACTACAATCTATCGGAAGAGGCCTTCGTGTGAGTGGAGATGGTATAAATACTAAAGTATACGATATTGCCGATGATTTACATTGGAAAGCGAAGAAAAATTATACTTTGAATCATGCTGCAGAACGAATTAAAATATACGCAAAAGAAAAATTTAAATACAATTTATACGAAGTACAAATATGAACGATCAAAAACTTAATATAAGGCAATTCAAAATGATGAATGGCGAAGAGATTATTGGATTAGTTAATCAAAAAGAACCTTCATCTTATATAATTGAAAGACCTTTTCAGATTAAACCTACTATGATGGGTGGCTTTTCATTACTCCCTTGGTTTCCATTTTCATCTCAAAAACTATTTAAAATAGAAAAAGAGTTTATTATGCATTCTGTTGAGATTGATGAGGATATGAAAACTGAATATATTAAATTAGCGGCTACTTCTCGCCAACAACCTAAACCGATTTTGGAACCAGAAAGTAGTCAAGAATTATTACAAGAATTTGATGAATTTGTTGAGGAGCTTAAAAATGAAACCCTTGATGAATTTGAATTAGAGCAAACTTTGAGAGAAAAAAGAAAGGAGACATTACATTAATTTCTGTACTCTCTCTTTCCTCAGGACACTCTATTATTATACCACAAAAATGGGTAAATGTAAACCTTTTTTTTCATTTTTTTGAAATTAATTTCTGTTTACTTTTAATCAAAAGTGTGGTATAATAGAGTATAATTATAATGAAAATATTATGGAGATAAATTATGGCTGATCCAAAGAAGAAAGCCCATTACATTAATAATAAAGAGTTTTCATTAGCAGTAGTTGACTATGTCACTCTGGCTAACGAAGCTAAAGCAAAAGATAAACCAGTACCTAAAGTAACTAATTACATAGCGTCCTGCTTTTTAAAAATTTCCGAAGGATTATCCCATCGACCTAACTTTGTAAGATATACTTATAGAGAAGAAATGGTTATGGATGCCGTAGAGAATTGTTTAAGAGCAATCAATAATTATAATATTGAAACTGCAACAAGGACCGGAAGGCCTAATGCCTTTTCGTATTTTACTCAGATATGTTATTTTGCCTTTATAAGGAGAATAGCTAAAGAAAAAAAGCAACAAGATATTAAATTTAAGTTTATTGAAAAGATGGGAATAGAAGATTTTACCCAGCTTGGTATGGATGAATCTGGAGCCGCCGAATCTATGATCTATATAGACTCACTAAGAGATAGAATGAGTCATGTTAGAGCTAAAGATGCCGCCGTTAAAAAATTCGCCAAAGAAGAAAAGAAGAAGGATAAAAAACTAGAGTTATTTATGAAATGAAGATTGCAATACTTAACGACACCCATTGTGGGATAAGAAATAGTTCTGAGATCTTCTTAAAATACCAAGAAAGATTCTATAATGAGATTTTCTTTCCTTATATGAAAGAACATAATATTAAAAACATACTCCATTTAGGAGATTACTATGAGCATAGAAAATTTGTCAATTTTAGAGCGCTTAATAATAACCGTAAGGTCTTTCTTGAGCCCATTAGGGATGCTGGCATTACTATGGATATTATCCCTGGGAACCACGATGTATATTATAAAAATACTAACGAGTTATGTTCTCTCAAAGAGCTCTTAGGATACTTTACTTCTAATATTAATATTATTATGAAACCTACAGTCCTGAATTATGATGGACTAGATATAGCAGTTATTCCTTGGATTAATAATCATAACTATAAAGAATATACAAAGTTTGCTCATGAATGCAAAGCAGACATGTTAGCGGCACATTTAGAATTAAAAGGATTTGAGATGATGCCAGGGATTACTAATCCTCATGGAATGAATTCTGATATATTCTCTAGATTTGAACAAGTTCTTTCAGGTCATTTTCATACTAAAAGTTCTAAAGGTAATATACATTATCTAGGAGCTCAAATGGAATTCACATGGGCCGATGTCGATGATCCTAAGTATTTCCATGTATTAGATACAGAGACACGCGAGCTCACGCCCGTACGTAACCCTATTACCATATTTAAGAAATTTATCTATGATGATGAGGTACATAATTATAACAATATAAATATAAAAGAGTTCGAAAGAAAATTTATAAAGCTAATTGTACTAAATAAAACAGACCTTTATATGTTTGATCGTTTTGTAGATAGATTACAAAATATAGAAACTTACGAACTTAAAATCGCCGAGAGCTTCGAGGAGTTTATTGGTGAAAATATAGGTGATGATAAAGTATCTTTAGAAGATACGACTGAACTTTTAGACTCTTATGTCGAAGCAGTAGAAACAGACCTAGACAAAGAACACATAAAAGTAAAATTGAGAGAGCTTTATACTGAAGCTCAAAACCTCGAGGTAGTATGATCCAATTCAAATCTTGTAGGTGGAAAAACTTTCTTTCCACCGGAAATGACTTTACAGACATTCAATTAGACAAAACACATACAACATTAATAGTCGGACCTAACGGATCTGGTAAATCTACGCTTCTAGATGCCTTGTCCTTTGGACTCTTTGGTAAGTCACATAGAGATATTAATAAAGAACAATTAGTTAATTCTGTTAATAAGAAAAGATGTTGTGTACAAGTAGAATTTGAAGTAGGTGGATCTCATTATAAAATTAATAGAGAAATTAGACCTAATAAGTTTGAAATATATCAGAACGGTACTCTTATTAATCAATCATCGAATGCAAGAGATTATCAGAAAATACTCGAGCAAAATATACTTAAACTTAATTATAAATCCTTCCATCAAGTTGTAGTTCTAGGAAGTTCTTCCTTTATACCATTTATGCAATTACCGGCCTGGTCGCGCCGAGCCGTTATTGAAGATCTTCTAGATATAAACATTTTTTCTAAGATGAATCAACTCTTAAAAGAGCGTAATGCTAATATTAGAGGACAAATAGTAGATATAGATCATAGACTAGAACTTATAAAAACAAAGATAGGAGCTCAAAGCAAGTATATAAAAGACCTAGAATCTATCAATAAAGATCAAATAAGCCAAAAAAGAGATTCAATTAAAACTCATAAAGGAGAGATAAGTACTTTATTTGAAGAGTCTAAAGAATTAGGAAAAAATTTAGCAAGTTCAGTAGCCAGTGAAGAAAAATCCTATTCTACTCAAATGGATCAGGTTGCTAATATTAAATCTCATAATCTTAATCTTAATTCTAGAATAAAAGATCTTGTGTCTGAATCTAAATTTTATGAAGAAAATGATCATTGCCCGACATGCGATCAAGATATAACCGAAGAGAAGAAGACAACAAAGATAGCCATTGTAAAAAATACGGCTAAAGAAGTACAAGACGAAAAAGAAGATTTGCAAAGAAAACTATCAGTACTTTCTACAACTACTACAGAAATTCAAAAGAATTTAACAGATCTTAGAGAGAAACAAAACAAGATTAATTCTAATAATGATTCTATAACTATTCTACAGAAAGAAATCGATAAGGTTCAAAAAGAGATTAATAATCTTACATCCCAGACCGGAGATGTTAAACAAGCCAAAACACTGTTATCTGGATTAAGAGACGAAAAACAAGAAATTACAGAAGATAAGCTAACCTTTGTAGAAGAAAGAACATATAATGAAGTCATAGGTGAAATGCTTAAAGATACAGGAATTAAGACTAAAGTAGTTAAACAGTATCTACCTGTTATGAATAGACTTATTAATCAATATCTACAGGTCCTAGATTTCTTTGTAGCATTCCATCTAGACGAAAACTTTAATGAAACTATAAGATCTAGACATAGAGATACATTTAATTATGCCTCATTTTCTGAAGGAGAAAAACAAAGAATAGATCTATCATTACTATTTACTTGGAGACAAATAGCCAAAATGAAGAATTCTGCAGCTACAAATCTTCTAGTCCTGGATGAAACTTTTGACTCTAGTTTGGACACAGACGGGATAGAAAGTTTAACCAAAATCTTAAGTACCCTAGATAAAGATACTAATGTTTTTATTATTTCTCATAAAGGTGACATTCTAGAGAACAAATTTAGGTCTAAAATTGAATTTTATAAAGACCGTAATTTCTCAAAAATCCGCTAGAGTGGTATTATATCAGAAAAAAATTAAAAACGTTCCTGGCGTCATTCCTGGGGCTTTAAAGACCATTCCTGCAAGCCCCAACTAAAAATAATTGAAAAAAAAGGTTTACATCCCCTGCTACTTGTGGTATAATAGTACTATAAATTAATAAATGATAAGGATTATATTATGAAAAAGTTGAAAAGATCTACAGAGATTATACTCGAAAATCTTGTAGAAAGTCGTCCTGACACAACACAATTTCGAACAAAAGAAATTAAAGAAGCCGCATCTGAGCTAGGTTATACTGGTAAAGATTGGGTCCCGCTTGTACAAGCAGAATACCGAATTTCAAATGGTATATATGATTTTGCAGGTATAATTAAACCAGTAGAATCGGAAGTATTTTCTACCGTCGCACAGATGGCACCTACTTCGATCGTTAATAAAGAAAGAACCTTTGCAAAAGCTGATTCAACTTTTGTACCATGGGGACCTTTCTCTGACTTACTTAAAGTCATAAAATCCGAGATGTTTTATCCGGTTTATATTTCAGGTATGTCAGGTAATGGTAAAACATTTTCTGTTGAACAGGCAGCGGCTAAAGAAAGACGCGAATTAATTCGTGTTCAAATTAACCCTGAAACTGATGAAGATGATTTGATCGGTGGATTTAGATTAGTTGACGGTGAAACCGTATTTGCTAAAGGACCAGTTCTTAAAGCAATGGAGAATGGAGCAATCCTTCTTCTTGACGAGATCGACAGAGCCACAAATAAAATTATGTGTCTCCAAGGTATCCTTGAAGGTAAACCAGTACTTGTTAAAAAGACTGGTGAAGTTGTTGAACCTGCTTCAGGATTTAATGTAATAGCTACCGCTAATACTAAAGGTCAAGGTTCAGAAGATGGTCGTTATACTGCCGCTTCAATTATTGATGAAGCTTTCCTTGAAAGATTTACAATTTCAGTTGATCAAAAATTCGCTAGTCCTGCTATCGAAAAAAGAATTCTTAATAACCATTTTGAAAAATTTGGAATGGATTACAGAGAAGATGCTCATACAGATTTTAATACAAATCTAGTCGCATGGGCTGATATCATACGTAAAACATTTGATGATGACGGTGTTGATGAAGTTATTTCAACTAGACGTCTATGTCACATTGTTCAAACTTTCTCT